TATTGAAAATAAATTAACAAGTATTAATTACCGTAAATTTACTTTAGGTGTTTCCGGTGGATTTGATGGTTGGGATATTTATAGAGATACAAGAACAAATACCGATGGTTATATTTTCAGTCATAAAGTTTATACTTCAGGTAATACTGATAATGGTGGTGTGTTTAGTACTACTGTTGGGAATTCTGATTATTATGCGTATTTGGCAGCTATCGAAACATTCGATAATCCTGAAGCTATTGACATTAATATTTTTGCAACTCCGGGTATCAACTTCAGAGATCACAATTCATTAGTTACTGAAACTATTGATATGATTGAAAATGATAGAGCGGATTCATTCTACATCATGAACGCACCAAACGTTGGTACAGTTGATGAAGTTACAGATGAAATTGATTTAGCTAATATTGATAGTAACTACTCGGCAACATACTGGCCTTGGATACAAATTAGAGATAACACTAATTCAACACAATTATATATTCCACCAACATCGGAAATTGTAAAAAATGTTGCATTAACCGATAATGTTGCTTACCCATGGTACGCAGTTGCTGGATATTCAAGAGGTTTAGTTTCGGCAATCAAAGCTCGTGTTAAATTAACATTAGATATGAGAGACCTGTTATATAAAAACAGAGTTAATCCAATCGCAACTTTCTCGGATACAGGAACAATTATTTGGGGTAATAAAACACTTCAAGTTAGAGAATCGGCACTTGATAGAATCAATGTAAGAAGATTATTACTAAGAGCAAGAAAATTAATTTCTGCAATTTCAGTAAGATTAATCTTTGAACAAAATGACGAAAAAGTGAGAGATGAATTCTTGAGATTAACGAATCCAATATTGGAATCAATTAAAAAGGAAAGAGGTTTATACGATTTTCGTGTAACTGTTTCAAATGATCCGGAAGATCTTGATGCAAACACATTAAGAGGTAAAATTTATATTAAACCAACTCGTTCACTTGAATTCATAGACCTTGAGTTTATTATTACACCAACAGGTGCATCTTTCGAAGATGTTTAATAAATAAAAATAAAAAAGAAGGGATGATTAATTTCATTCTTTCTTTATAATATAAAGAAAAAACATTTATATTAAAAATTGGAAAAAATTACTATTAGGGCCAATATAATGGTGTTATATTTATATTTTAATAGTATATTATATATATAGCTTTAATATATTGGTCCTATTATATTGGGTCCAAGTAAAAAATACGAAAAAAAAACTTAAAAAACAAGTAAACATAAGAATTATTTATTTTTTTTCCGAAATTGAATATTTATAAGTAAATAAAAGTTAAATTAAAACTAAAAAAACATGGCTGATCTATTAATGAAAATGCCGGTTCCATTTGAACCAAAAAGAGTAAACAGATTTATTGTTAGATTTCCATCATCAATGGGGATTAATGAATGGTATGTTACATCGTCAAAAAGACCTAGTGCAAAAATAAACGCTACCGAAATTCCTTTCTTAAATACTTCAACTTATGTTGCTGGTAGATTTGTATGGGATGAATTACCAGTTGTATTTAAAGATCCAATTGGTCCATCGGCTTCACAAGCTTTAATGGAGTGGTTCAGATTACATGCTGAATCAGTTACAGGTAGAATGGGTTATGCCGCAGGATATAAGAAAGATATTGAAATTGAAATGTTAGACCCAACCGGAGTGGTTGTTGAAAAATGGATTCTTCAAGGTACTTTCCTAACTAGCTTCGATGGTGGTGATTTAGATTACTCAAGAGATGATATTGCAAGTATCAACGTTACTCTAAGAATGGACCGTTGTATACAGGTATATTAAAAAACTAAAACATTTATATTATGTTTGATGAAATTAAAATATTTGCTCAAGTGGGTGACGGTTTGTTACCAAAAAAATTAAACGAACTAGGTGGAATTTATAAGAATTTTATACTAATAAAAAGTTCAAATAATGTACATTATTTTATTGGAGAAAGAACATATGGTGAAAGTTTTAATAATTTATATCAGTCAGTAGAAAATAACATGTTATCAGTATAACTTAAAAATAAAAATACCAATCCTACATATCTTATGTGGGATTTTTTTTGCTCATATTATTTACTTTTTGATATTTATATGATAAATTTAAGTACTATGAGTGAAGAATATAAAATAGATCCGTCAATATCATACGATGTTGTCCCATTACCAAGTGGGGGGATATACTACCCAACGAAGAAAAAATCGTTAAAAGTAAGTTATTTAAACGCATCAGATGAAAATATCTTAGCATCTCAAAATTTAATTAGTTCATTAACTGTTATTGATGAATTATTAAAAAGAAAAATATTAGATAGAGATATTGATGTTGATGATTTAGTTGAGGAAGATAGACAAGCGGTATTAATATTTCTAAGAAATACGGCATGGGGATCTCAATATACATTAAATTTAGTTGATCCAAAAACAAAAGATCCATTTAAAGAAGTGATTGATTTGTCAACATTAAAAACCAAAGAATTTACATTGGTTGAAGATAATAATGGTGATTATCCATATTTCATGGAAAAATCACAAGTACCTATAACATTTAACTTTTTAACCAAGAAACAAGAAATTGAACTTGATGAAATGAAAAAATCTTGGAAAGGTGTTGGTGTTGTTCCTGTTAAAACAAAAGAACTTGAGATATTAATTAAAAGTGTTAACGGTAATAATGATATGATGGGTATTTTTCATTTTGTAGAAAGATTGCCAATTAAAGATTCTCAAGATTTCAGAAAATTTATTGATGATAATAAACCGGGGTTAAATCTAACCCAAACAGTTACAACCCCCTCAAAGGAAGATATCCAAGTAGAAATAGGATTTGGGGTGGAATTTTTTCGTCCTTTCTACGGATTATAAAAAAGACCTACTAAATGAATTTTTATTCTTAGTAAAAAGAGGATTTTCCTACTCTGATATTCAATTAATGCCTATTTATGAGAGAAGATACTTCATAAACACCATATTAGAAAATGAGAAATAATGGCAATTAAATACGTTGATATAATGGATCACCTAAATAAGTCCGGTAGTGAATCGGATTTTCTTAGTAGGGTTCACGGTGATCCTGATTATGTACTTAGTGATGAACCAGATTCATTATTAAAATCCATGTATAAAAATAATAAAGGAACTACTCGAAATCGTAAAATAGATAGTGGTTTTGATAAAATTATGAACACTCAAAAGGCAACATTAAGTGATCAATTTCGAGATGGTGCTCAAAATGGTATGATTACTCCTGAAAACATTGAAAAACTTTTAATGAAGGAAGATGGTACTAATAATAATCTTGATGAATTAATGGAACAGGGTGTTATAGAAGCTCAAGAACAAATTTATAAACAATTAGAAGATCATTATGAATTAAAAAGAAAAATTAACCAAGAAACAAGTTTAACTGGTGAATTATCAAGAGATTGGCGTACTGAAATAATGGATGCAACTCCTGAATTATTAAGAGCAGGGGTTACTTTTGAAGAAATTGCAGGTTCAATGGTGACTTTAGTTAAAGACGCTGGTAGATTTAAACTTGTTAGTACAGAAACCATTGAAAGTATCGGTAAAACAGGTAAAATATTTTTTGAAAATATGGATTCTGCCGTTTTAGCGGTGGGTGAATTTCAGAAAGTTTCAAAAGGTGCTAGTGACGCAATGGAATCAATTAAAGATGTTGGTGTTGAATCATTAAATTTAGGTTTAAATGCAAAAGAAACTGTTAAGGTATTATCCGAAAATGTATCAAAATTAAATCAATATGGTTTTAAAAATGGCGAAAAAGGTTTAGCAAGAATGATTAGACAATCTCAAGAATTAAGAATGAGTATGGATACTGCATTTAAAATTGCCGAAGATGTTATGGATCCAAGTAAAGCGTTAGATTTGGCAGCTAATTTACAAGTTATTGGTGGTGCTGTTGGTGCTTTTAATGACCCAATAAAAATGATGTATATGGCGACGAATGATGTCGAAGGTTTACAGGATGCATTAATTGGTACATATGAATCACTTGTTTCTTTTGATGAAGAATCTCAAACATTTAAAGTAATGGGTGCGGATTTAAGACGTGCAAGAGCATTATCACAGGAATTAGGTATTGAATTAGATGAAGTAACAAATAGTGCGGTTCAATCGGCACAAAGAACATCCGCTGCAGCTGACTTAATGTCAACAGGACTTAATATCCCGGAAGATGAAAAAGAATTTTTAATTAACATGTCACAAATGAAGGATGGTAAAATGGTAATTGAAGTTCCTAAAAATTTAAGAGATGAAATAGGTGTAAATAATGAGGGTATTGTTGAA